CTATCTACATCTTGATACCAGACATAAAGTCGTCCACCGCCTCCACCACCACTAACTGTAGCATCTACTCCACTATTATCCCACCATAAATCACCGATATTATTTGCTGATGAATTAGCCGGATTTGGTGGAGTTTCCTGAATAGTAATAGTTACTGGAGTAGCCTCCGTATCACCTACTCTAAGGAGTTCCGTCCAACCGCCGCCTCCCGAAGCAACATTACGAATAGAAAGAGCGCCGTTCTCTGGATTAAACCAAGTAAAACCATCAATGGTTATGTTTGGTGTTGTACTCTTAATAATAACCGGAGGTTGAATTGCAGACTCCCATGCAAGAACAGCACTATTCCATACATACTTCAGTCCACTAGCGGAATCAGTATATACGGTGGCGTCTGCGGGATCTGGAAAATTAAGTGCCATTATTCAGAATTTGATGGAGGAGGGTTTTGATTTCGCTGATTTCATCCTTGAGATCTGCAATCTGACTCTGGGAGTCTATACTCATCTCAAGGTTGCGTTTGGACTGCCTATACTTCTCCCTTTCGGAATGGGATCGGTTGACAATGACACCTGTTTCAGTGTCTTTATAAAGGTCGTTGAAACCTTCAACTCGCTGTTTCATTATTTATTCAGAGCAAACAATTTGGATGTCGTCAAGTAGCGGGGCGTAAGCGGGGTTGTCGGATGCCATAACAACCTTCAGGGCAAGTCCATTGAACTTAGATGGGATGTCCTGAAGTGTCCAGGTTAGTGACTGCCAGTCGTTGGCGTCCAGTCTCCTGGGGTCCACATCCTCAGAGGAGCGTGGTGTGATCTCACTAACTGCATCTGGGAGTCCATCCATAGTCTCATCATCAGGATCCGATGAGAATGGAATCCAACTCACCGTATTCAGTTCCCCATCGAAACCAATGTTCTTGGGTCTGTAGTAAAGTTTGATGTTATCATTCCTCAATCTAGTGATACCAGAGTCATCTATGAACTCATTACCATAGAATACGGCAGAAATCTTAACTTTGATTCCATCGCATGGATTCTCAAAGAGGAATACTCGTGAAATCCACTTGGCATAAACGGAACCCTCATTACTTGTTTCTGGAACATATGCTTCGGCATCTGTTGCCTGGATGTCATAAAGTCCGATATCATTCAGAACTGAATCCGAGAAAGTAGATGTCTTCCTGAATAAGTCAACGAACTGACCTTCAACCACCAGTTTCTTAGTAGCTGCATTATAACTCTTCACAAAACCACTATGACTAGATGTGCCATTCAAGAACTCGAATGCACTATCAACTGCTGGTGTATAAGAAGAAATATCTGTTGAGTCGTTATGATTGAAGAGGAGTGTTGCCTGCTTCGTACCAAAGATGTTGTCAGTTGGTTTGGGGTTATCAACCAAACTTCTAATAAGAGTAGCGTTAGTTCTTGTGATGTCAATCACAGGAGATACCTTACTATTAGTTGTTGAAATTGACAAGGTGGTAAGGAGGCTATGGGAATGCGCCAGGTGATAAGAATCCCTGTACTTAACTTCGTTTAAGTAATTGGCAACTGTCTTTGCTCCGTTGAAGTAGAAACTATCTGCCAATACAACAGTCTCTGGGACATCTACCACATAACGGTTCTCCTCGTTATAACCAGTAACGCCACCAGCCTGCGTTGCTCGCACCTGGGTGAGCAAGCTACTGCTACCAAAGAGTTGTGCGCCCGTTGTGCAGTTTATAACCTCGTAGGGGAGGTTATAGGAGCACTGAACTTCGTTTCCGCCGCCGTTAGTATCGGAAGTAGCGAATGACGCGACGTCTTCACCACCAATCTCAATCGTTGCCGGAACCTTAAAGGTAAACTCGTCAATGTTAACATCAACAACTTCTTGAAGTCCGTTGAGGGCATCAATTGGTATACCACCAATATTAGAAGGTGAACCAGAACCACTAACCCCACTGATAAGAGCAAAGTCACCTGGTTCTAAACCATGATGATAACTCGTTACTCTAACCACACAAGGATTAGAACCAAATACGGTGTTACCATCTGTAATAGCATCGACACCACCATTAGAATTGGTTTCAATTGGATCGTCTAGCAGAGCCTTCTGATCAACTGGTGCGTTCTGAAGGGTAATGGTACCAATGGTATTATTTTGGAACCTAGCCCTTCTCAGTTTGAACATAACATCCATTGTCTGGTCTTCTGTCCACAAACCACCACTCTGTGACATAAACAGAGCGCCCAAGTTGGGTTGATTTACCACCCTAACATTAGTGCCAATCTTATTCTCACCCATCTTGGCACAATACATTAGATAATCCAATGAAGTTGGTGCCTTAACAACGAATGAGTAGAAAGTATCTGCTAGAAGGTAAATAGGTGCCTTGAACTTAAACGTAGTAGGTGCTGTGGCGTCCTTAGAAGTTGCAACGCCCATCTTAATAGCAGGTTTGCTGTTAACATATCTAAACGCAGCCTTCGCATTCGATCCAGCACCGTCAATGCTCACTGTAGGTGGTTTCGTGTATCCCTTACCAGTTCTAGTAAATTCAAGAGCATAAACCTCTCCGGTAGAAGATACTAAAGCTTCTGCCTTCGCTGTTCTACCACTCTTCAAATCGGGAGCAGAAATGGTAACTGTTGTTGTATCTTGTGAATACCCAGTACCAAAGTTAGTCATGTCCAATCTGGTTAACTTTATCTCGTCATCTACGATGTAGAACTTAGTCCTAGTAATATCGCCTTTAGCAGCCGATGTTACTTTAAACTGCTCACCAGGTACAAACTCATTCAGATAGTTCTTCAAGATAATGTTATATGTGTTATCATCTACATTCCTTGTTTCATTTGCCGTAGCAGACTCGAATGTTTCTGCTGCAGCAATAACACCTGTTGCCCCAGAAGTAAGTCCCTCAATCTCGTCACCTTTATTAAGGGTAACAGAATCAACATTATTGGGAAGAGTAACCTCTGTCCGTAAGATACTATCAGACTGCAATGTGGTTTTGGAGTGCGGAATGATAGTATTTGTTGGAACCTCACCATCTGTAGTGGTAAGATATGCAAGAACTGGTTGTGTCTTATCTTTAGTCTTAAAGTAGACTTGCAGTTCTGTAACAAACACACCCTCGGCATTCTGTGCATTAATCCTGAATGTCTGTGCAACAGGGTCATCGCGGTTTGGTTGGTTCAGTTCCCGTTCAATCTCATCAAAGTCCAGATCTACTTCAATATCAAATCCCGAAAGAGTAGTCGTTCCCTGATCGACTTCGATATCTGTTACTTCCTCTTCAACCTCTGTTCTAGTCTCTTTCTTACCCTTCTTAGTCTTAACCTTGAAACTAGGAACCCTAGTAGATACAACAGTTTCCTGCTTATCCAACATAATACCAGAAGCGGTAAACGCCTCTTCGGCAATGCCCTCTACCAGTGACATATCCTCAGGGTTATCTTTATTACTAGTAAGTCTGAAGATTTTAGTGCCCGTTGTGAAGGACCTGGTTATACCAGTTTTCTGATACTTAACCTTATTCAATCTCCTAAACTGGGTGCCTTGCTCTGGCTTTCTACCATTGGGGATAAGGAAGGTGCCCTGTACAGTTCCAAATCCATCACTCATTAGATTCGCTCCGAATCCTTTACCTGACGGATCAAGAACTAAACCTGACTTTCCTCCGGCACCATAATCACCCTCTTCTGGATAGCGAAGAACATTATCACCAAAATCTTCACTCTTTTCCAATTCATCTGGGTCAATCCATCCATTAACTTGTACCCCATCAAAGAATGCATAATACCTAGTATTGGGTTTCAGTCTAGTTGCTCTAAACCTAACAGGAATAGTCCTCATTGTTTGAGCAAGAGCCACATTAGTAACCCTCTCACCATAAGAAGTTTCTTGCGTGGCACCACTATCAACCTTCAAGAATGTCTTAGTCTGCTGCCTTGCCATCTTTGTGGTAGTGGTGGTAGTTTCAACCTTTGTGGTTGTACCACCTGTCACTAACCTTCCTGTAATTCTTGAATCAACTCCCCAAGAACTATCTCTTCTGTCAAGACTTGTACTAGTAGAAGGAGTTCTATCCACCTTAGTACTAACTGAAGTCTGAGGTGAACCTTTGGTTTCCCAGTCACCCCATACGGTTCCAATGCCGGACTGCTTCAGACTACCTGTAAGGTTCACCATGGCATCATAAAGATCGTTATCAGCAACAACTAAATCTGGTTGCTCATTAATATCTTGCCAAGTGTCAAGGGGAGGATCCAATTCCATATTGCCTTCCCAAGTGAATACGGAATAGGGCTGGAGGTTAATCGTCCTCGTAGCACTTGGTTGGTTGATAAAGGCGCCTGACACGAAAGGTAAAGTAGCAATACCATTGTTTACTACATAACCTGCTGCTTCTTTCTCTTCATTAGACTGCCATAACTCTTCAAACTCTACTTGATCCTGGAACAACGGCGCCCGCAGGTGGGTTTGTTTGGGATCGATACTATTTCTATACTGCTGGTTTCCAACAGCTCCATTGCCATGCCCTCTAAAGTTATCTACCACGATGCCGTTCTTAAAGCGGTCCATACCAGTGGCAGCATCCCTAACTGACATGTTCAGGGTGCTTTGCTCAAGGATAGAGAGGGTGATGAGTTCTTCAACTCTATCAACACGCCTTTCCATCTCTGCCAAGTCCTTCATCCTGAAGCGCTTATAGTTAAACTTCTTGACATTGATGTCATCAGCTGTGAATGTATAAGCAGGCAGGAACAAGTCATACAACCTGATACCAGTCTGGAGATCCGGGGCGGGTTCTGGTTGGTTACCGGGTTCACCTTGGATAATAGTCAGTTGCCCGTTCTTCTCTAAGAACA